ACAAAACGGCCTTTAGTACGGCGCCCTGCATGGTCCCATATTGAGCCTGCAGCGTCGCGCTGGGTGAGTGTTAACAGCTGGTAGGGCCGTGCAGCAAAATCTACGGTTTCGCCTGACTTAAACGTAACTGTTCTAGCGCGTTGCCCTGACTTATTGGTTTTAATAATAAAACCTTTACGGGCGCCTTCGCTACTCCATTTAGTACCAGCACGGCCTCGAATAAGATTGCCACGCGCCATACCTGACAACGGCGGGGCTAAAGGTATCAAACTGCGAGCTGCCGTTAATACAGGCGCCCCAGCGTTCTTAATGTCCTTGCGTACCTGTTTAAGATACCCAGGTTCAATTTCTTTAAGGGCCTTCATGGTTTCTTGAATACCTTTAATTTCTAAAGTATTTTCCAAGGTTGCCATAAGGGTTACTTTCGTTGTTTGTTGTTGTCTGATAATACAGCAACAACGGTAGCCAAGTCGTCTATGTCAAAAGGTACCGACGGGGGCCACCACGATATCGCTACCAACAGTTCGGCAAGTTGGCGCCCGTGGGTGCCCCTTAAGTGGGGTTTGGGGCCTCGGTATCGACTACTTCAATGTTGACCAAGTTTTTAATAAAAGTTTCAAATTCTGACGGTACAACAATTTTATTTAACTTAGACGCCTCGTATGCCATAAAGGCTAAATCCTCAACGCCTATACCTGCGGCCATGTCCGATGCTTTACGTTTGTATTTGCGTTCCCACATAACAATTACAAATAAGTTTGTTGCAACTTCGTAAGCGGTGTCGGTGGTTTCTACTTTTAATGTAAGTTTCATTATGTGCCTTTTGTGTCGGGCCTTTTCAGGCGGTTAATTAAACTTCAACGACGCTGTAAACCCCGCCTGTAAACGTCACGCTTATAGCGCCTAGGGTGCCCAGCGCCATTTCGTATGGTAGCGCTTCCAAGTAAGCCCCTGTAAGGGTCATAGTTGGATTAGTCGCGGTGCCTGGGCTAGTTGCGCTTGGCGACCACGAAACAGTAGTAGACGTGCCAACAAGAGCTTTAAGTGTTGCGTAAGTTTCTGTAGCTGCAAACGATAGGTACAGGTCAAGGGTCAACGTCGAGTTTTCAAGGCCCGCCGTGTAGACACGTGAACCGCTACCAAACGCGGTGCTTTCCAACGCCTCAATAGTGCGCGTAAAAGTAAGGCCGTTGCATTGGTCCTGCAGCGAAACGCTGTTAACCGTAACGTTTGGTGATGATAGATAAGTGCTTGTAGCCATGGGCTTTACTCCTCGTTTGTGTCTGTCTTAGTTTTAGCACCTTTAGGCGCCTTAACGGTGGATTGTTCTAGAAAGCCGCCTGCTACCAGCGCGTCGACGTTAACGCCGTCTACTGGTTCGTATGTATCGCCTGGGCTACCTAAGCGGGGGCTAATAATTGTGTATTTCATGTTGTACCTATTCTAGGCGGTTGCCTGGGTTTGTAGGGATATGGTCAAGTCGTAGGCGGGTAGTTCGCTTCCGCCGATTACTGCGATAGTTGGGCGCCCGTCGGTTACGCCAATTTTTTTGGTTATTACCTTGCTTGCCAAGTTAAGTAGTGACCGTTGCGCGTCAAGGTTGCCAGGCCCCAGCGTAATTATGCGTATTGGAAATGTAATATCTACAACGTTGTTAGCAAACACGGTAAAACTTGGCGCGTCAATGAACGCACAAGGCGGTACAAGGTTACGGGGGTCTGTTACTACCTGTAGGCCTGTAATGGTCGTTAGCGACGCTGCTAAGTCGTCTAGCGCTTCGTTTAACAGGTCTGTAAAAGCAACTGGCATTAGGCAACCTGCGGGCGTGGGATACCTAGCAATTGTTTAATCATTGGCGACAAGCCAACGCTGTTGCCTGCTGGTAGGCCGTCAAAACTAGCAAAATCTGTTACCGCGCCACGTTGTCGATACAGAAAACCGCCATAGGCGATAGTTCCCAAGGTAACGCTGTCGCTAGGGCTTGTACCTTTTTGGTCTATGTACCCGCTTTCTAAACGTCGTTGAAAACAAAAAGCGTTTGCAGCTGCAGCGCATTGAGTAAGAAAAGTTGTATCAAGCGCCGACGCGGTGCCTATTCCGAGCCAGTCCTCGACTTGTTGGGCTGTAATCCACGTTGTCGGAATAGTACCCAGGGTTACGGTGCCTGTTGCTGTAGTGCGCGTAACGTCGCTTGCTGTTTTTGCGTACAGAATTTGAAACGGTACGGCTACCTCGTAATTAAAAAGTAAATCGCCGTATTCATCTACGCCAATAAACAAATATTCGGGTACATCTAAAACGGTATACGTGCCGTTAAAAGTTGCGTCAACGCCTGCCACAACAATAGACGCGCCTACATACACTTCGTTAGGTGTAAGCGTTTCTAAAACTGCGTAGTTGTCTAATAGCGTTTTGTGCGCTACTTGGTATACCTGCGTCATGGCGGTAAAGCCGCCTTTCGGTTAGACGAACTTAACGAATTTTGTAGCGTCTGCCATAAAGGTAGCTGCATAGCCACGGTACGCAATAGTGCGGCCCAAGGTGCTAGGTACGTCTACGGAAATTGCGCCCTTTTGCTGTTCGTAAAATTCGAACCCTGCAGCTGGTCCAGCGGCGTGACCCATGAACGAACCTGGGGTATCTTTATCGACTACAAGCACAAGGCCAAGCGGGTTGCCGTTCCAATTAGAAGCCGACAATTGGCCAGGCGCGTTCATAGCGCCAATTTGTGGAAATACTGGGCGGCCTGTGCTGTCAACCAATGAACCCAACGCGGCCCACGTACCAGGTGTTACGACCATGTGCGTAGGTAGGTAGTTGCTGTTCAATGAAATTTGGCGGGCGCCTTCGTAAATTGCTGCAATCCAATCGGCAGGGTCCGACGTGTCGGCGACTGATGTTGTTTGAACAATTGCGCCTTGGCACTCTGTAACCGCGTACGTGTTCGTGGCCTGTCCGTAGGCGATTGCTAACTGGTTCAAAACAATGTTAATTGAAGCGGGGTCACTCCAATCCAATGCCTGTTCGGACATTGTGACAAACGTACCAAAAGTTTTTTTGTCAACATTTGAGTTGGACACGGTCACAGTAGACGGGTTTAGTTGGTCTAGTTCGGGTGTCTGTTCGTCAACTACTGGGCGTACAGTAATTTTTGGTCGGCGAAATGTTGCGCCTGCACCTGGCATAGCGCGAGTACCGATTGCCGACACGAAAGGCCTAATAGGGTTAAGTCCGTCGTAGACACTGCCCGTGATGATTTCGGGCAAAATTCCTGGCAAACTTGGGTCGGCTGTAATGTCAGGCGCTGCCGCTTGAATTTTTGCGTTCATTTCTGCAAGCACGCTGCCGCCTTGTAGTGACGCTGCAATATATTCGCCAGCGCTAGGCAATTTAAAACTACGTGGCTGTGCGTAAACGATTGGCGCTACGCTTGCGGCCTCGATAACTTGTGGTGTTTCTGTTGGCTGTTCCATGGTGTCTAACTCCTCGTTAGGTGTTTCGGTTTCTATATTAACTACTTCTTGTTCATCTTGTGGGATACCCTGCGACGCGGCTACGCGGTCTACTGAAGCGCCTTTAAATGCGCCAAAAGGAACTAGCGACAATTCTTGAAAATCGGCCATTTCTATAATCATTGTGCCTTTTTCGTCGTAACTAAAACGGGTTGGATTTACCCCAACGCTTACCGCGTCTAGTACGCCGTCGGCTGCCAATACCAGCGCCTCGTCACCTAAAGCGGTTTCACTTATGCGCGCTTCGTACATCATGCCGCCTTGTGTATCAACCAAACTTGTTAAAATTCCTACGGCCTTGGTGCTGTCATGCCCTAGGTAAAGCTTGGGCATTTTGCCACCTGCGTTCAAACTTCCTGGTAAAAACATAACTTTAGTACCGTCATTTACCGTCGCTTCGACGTTATATGGCAGCGCAAGGCCAGCCAAGGTACGGCGTGGCATACCGTTTGGACCTGCGGCGTCGAGCGTTAATTCTTGTTGCACTAATCTAAGCATTTGGCATTACTCCTACTTCGTCTACTTCTGCGGGTGTGTCGTATTCGGATAAATAACTTTCGCTTAGGTAATTTTCAATATCAAATTTTACATAGGTACCACGCGGCAATACGTTATTCATTGACAAGGTTTCGGCTATGCAATCCATAAACAGTTTGGCGCCAAACATATACAAATCCTGGCGCGCCTGGGTGCTGTTTTGGTAACTGTATGAGCCAGTAGCGACGCCTAAAAGGTATGGGGGGCAATTTGCGAGCCTGGCGATTTCGAGTGCTTGGTACTCGCTTGCCTCTACCAACATTTGTTTACTTGCGTCGCTATTTGTTTCGGTGTAAGTAACAAATTCATTTAAAACGGCTACAGAATTTGTAAGACGTGCCGCTTCAAACGACTGGCCCAATTGCTGTAATTCAGTTTCTGAAAGCGGCTCGCCCGCGACCTGCCGCAATACGCCCGTAGGTAGCAAACTGCTCGAATTGCGTAGCCTTGCCTGCTCAAGCTTTAGTGATGTCAAAATTGCATTAGGACTTGTGTATAACAAACCTTGTATAGGGCTAATAAATTGCACGACGTCGCGGTGGTCAATTGGTAAACCGCTAAACATAATTTGCTTAGACGGCGCAAAAAATACGGGTCCTGCTTGGTCTTGTGTCAAAACCATAGCGCTAGGCATACGTTGAAACGACTTAGGGTAGCCCGTACTATCGCGCTCGGTGACGTACAAAAAAGCTCGCTGGGTGAAAAATAAATCGTCAAATAACCATGCAAGCGTTGTGCTATTTGGTAGCGACGGGTCTAATTGGCGTGTCCAGGCGCGCGGGGCAATTTGAATTTGTTCAAGTTCACGGGTTACAGGGTTCCACATTTCGTTATACATTGACAACGGCGTACAGCCGATAACTGATGCCAGCAAATCGCGCGCCCTAGTAATGGCAGGTACGGCCATAGCGCGTTGGCGGTTATTGCCTTGGGTAAAAGCGTAAAAGTTTTCTAGTTGTGAAGCGCCAACATTTGAACCAGCGGCAGCGGCTTTAACCGTTGTACCAATAGCGGCTTTGTTTACCTTGTTAAATAACGCCATGCGTTTAGTCTGCCATATCTGTTAAAAGTTTGGTGGCACTACCCACGGTGAAGCGGTCTATTCTTTTCCCGACGAAAAGGTAAGCCG